CAACAAATATTCCTCAAGGAATAATAATAGGTAATGACTGTACTAGCAATGAAAAAACTGCGATAGTAATAGGTAGTTCTATAACAAATGTAAATAGTAATACAGTAATTATAGGTAGCCGTTCAGGAAGTGGTGGAATGCCACAAGATTTTACAGGAGTAGGATGGAATTTAAATACTAGTAATTTACCTAGATATTGTGGTGCCTTTGGTTATATGTCTAAAGTTACTGATGCAAACAATACTCTTGGAACATGTATATCTTTTGGTGATGGTTCATCAAATGCAAGTTATGGTAAAAGAAGATTAATAAATGTATCAAATGGTATAGATTCAACTGATGTAGCAACAGTAGGGCAATTAACTACATTTACTAGAGCTGTAGATGAAGCTACAGCACAATCATTAAGTTTAGCAGATCCAAATCCTAATCATTTCTATTTCTTTGTAGAGGTATAAAATGGGAATATTTAATTTAGGAGATAAAAAAGCAGGAGTTACTAATTTAGGAGATAAAATTGGGGGTATATTTAATCTTGGTGATAAAATATATGCTAGTGTTCCACCAATAAAAGAAGAATTTAAATTTACTATAAATGGTGATTCATTCGATATCCCGTTATCAGGAAGAACCAATGCCAATGGTGATGCAGCCTATAACTGGATAGTTGATTATGGAGATGGGACAGTTGAAAATAAATCTGGTACAGGTAGTACATCAAGTATAGGTATACATCATGATTATTCTTCATCTCAAGATTGGCAAATAACTATTAAACCAAATGGAACTGCAACTTATGGATGGTTAAGAGCTTTTGGATTTTACGGTAATACAAATGGTGCAAATGTACAATCGAATAAAAATAAAATGATAAGTCCAGATAGTCCTATTACTGAAATGATGTTCTGTATATCTGAACATAATGCAGGGGCTTATTATATGTATCAAACATTCTATTACTGCCAAAATTCTAGATTTACTATGGGTGCTTTGTTCAATTTACCTCAAGGAATTACAACATGTGGATTATATTTTATGTATCAAACATTCTATTACTGTAATGGTAGTGGTATGAAAATGAATGATATTTTTAATTTACCTCAAGGATTAACAACAATAGGGACTGCATTTATGTGGAGCACATTTCAATATTTTAGACCAGCATCATTTGCAGTAAGCCCAGTTTTCAAATTTCCACAATTATTAAATCAGACTCAAATTAGTGGGACTGGAGTGTTCTCAAGCACATTCGCTTGTACTGGAACTGCCACAACTAATAATCGATATGCAATTCCAATTATAGGAAATCTTCCAGCACCAACAAGTTCACGTAGTACATTTAACCAAAATTTTTGGTCGGAAGGAACAAATATACCAGCTAACTGGAGATAGGATGACTGTTCTGTCATCTTTTTTAGTTCCTTGCATAAATTATACATATATGATATAATATTCGTATAATAGAAAGGAAAAATATATATGTATGAAAATCGAAGAAAGAACCAAAAAGATACTTGATAATGAAAATTTAATATGGTTTGTTATTAATAAAATGAATTTAGGATTTAAAGGTGATGAACTTTATGATCTGGGTATGATAGGTCTTATAAAAGCAGTAGATACTTTTGATGAGAATAAAGGCTATAAATTTACTTCTTATGCAGTTAGATGTATATCTAATGAAATATATAATGATAATCGTAAATTTAAAAATGAACCTAAAGAATTAATATCTATAGATGCTAAAATACCACATTCAGAAGGATTATATTTTATAGATATAATAGAAGACACACATAAATTTGAAGAACAAATTGAAAAACAAGATATGTTCAGATATGTTATTAAATTTTTTAATAAATTAACTCAAAGTCAAAGAACTGTATTAGAATTATCTTATGGTTTATTTGGTAAAAGAATAATGAATAATAAGGAAATAGCTGCAATATTAGGTTGCTCTAATCAATGGGTAAGTGCTGTAAAAAAAAGAGCAATTAATAAGATTAGAAAGGAGCTATTAAAGTTTGAAAATTAAGATGAAAAAGACTACTATGTTAATTATTATGCTGTGTATTATAATCATGTGGTTATTCTTCTTTATATATAGTATAGTATTATTTAATAAACTTAATAAAATAACTAATAAATATAATAATCAGAAAGAATATTCAGATAAAATTGAAATTGAATTAAATAAATTATATAATGATCCTGAAATGCGCTGTATGGTGTGTAGTTATCAGAAAGGAGAATTATCTAATGCCGATGAAAAGTGGGAGCAGTAAAAAAGTAATTTCTAGTAATATAAGAGAATGTATGCATGCTGGTGGTAGAAGTCAGAAACAATGTATAGCAATTTCTATGAGTAAAGCTGGGAAATCTAGAAAAAAACGAAAGAAGAGATAAGATGTATCAATGTAATGAGTGTACTAATATATTTAATGAACCAAAAAGAAATATGATTAATACAACTCCTATGACTGAACAAGAAACTGAAATATATGCATATTTTTATACTTGCCCGTTTTGTGATAGTAATAATATAAAATCTATCAATGTTGAAAAAGAAGAAAAAATTAATGAAGAATGAAGAATGGATTAATATTAATGAATACAGAGGTCATTATAAAATAAGTAACTATGGTAGAGTAAAGAATACAAACACATATAATATATTAAAACCAGCATTAGATAATAGAGGATATTTAACTGTTTCATTAAGTATATTTAGCAAGAAAAAAACTCACAAAATACACCAACTTGTTGCAGAATATTATGTTAATAATCCAAATAATTATCCAGAAATAAATCATATTGATGGAAATAAAGCCAATAATTGTTATCTAAATCTTGAATGGTGCACTCATTTAGAAAATATGCAACATTATCATAAATTTTTGAAAAATAATAATAAAGTTGATAAATTGGTATAAACATGTTAATATAATATGTTATTAATTTTTCTCTCGCGTGTTGAATCTTTAATAACTTTGTCGTTCATAGGATTAACCTCCTGTCTGAATGATGCAATCTGGGGAACTTTATAGTTCCTCTGTTATAGCGGCAATTAGTATGAATTGTGGTGCAATTCCATAGGCTGCTACCTAATGATCTTTAAGCGGTTTATTCGATTTGTCCGCTTCTAGATATAATATCGTTGGGAACTCCTTTCTATGATAGGCAAAAAGAGGCATCTGATAAGCCCCTTTTTGTTTGTAAAAATATTGTAATCTTTTTTTATATATTTCATATGTTATATTAGAGGTGATAAATTATGTTTGATTTTAAATTTGAAAACGAATTAGCACAATATCCAGCCCTAAAAGAACATTATGAACTAGGTTACTGTACAAAATCAGAAGTTAAAGAAGTAATACGCATTATTAAAAAGTATTTAAAACATGGCATGTACTGGCAATAAAAAAGAGATTAATCAATCTCTTTTTCTAATGATTCTATTACTATTTTAGCTTGTTCTATTTCACCATAAGTCTTAACTACTAATAATTCGACTATTTGACTATCATCATTATAGGCTATTTTATTTAATGCATCACATATTGATTTAGCAATGTTATCACAATCTGGCTTTTTAGATGGTCTAATATCTCTATTAAACATTTCTAACATCTTTTTTTTGCTAGTAGATTTAGGAATAGACATTGATATATAAATGTTGCATCTTAATGATCCTTCAAGAGGTTTTTCCTCTCTATATTGTTCTAAATAACATTGTTTAACCCAATTTTCATAATTTACATCTTCTTTTGTTGTATAAGTTGATACAAACTTACCATAATTTCTGAATCTTGGTCTTGCTTTTCCTTTAACTGCTCCACTAACAATAAATTGTCTATGATTAATCATTTTTTATTTTCCTTTCTATTTTTCTTAAAAAATCATATTTATTTATCTCTTTTTGAATATTTTGAATCTTTATATATAATTTATCTTTTTCCTTTTTATTAACTTTTTTACTATTTGCATCGTCCATTAATTTTTGTAATATCATCTTTTCATCTATTAATCTATAGAATTGTTTTGTATAATCTATACTGTCCATATCTTTATCTCTCTATTCTATTTGAATTATAACAAATTTTACAAAATAGTTCAAGTATGGTATTATATAATCGAAAATGAAAGGTAGCGAGAGAATAATGGGTAAAAAATTAAATGCAGAAGATTATGAAAAAAGAGCACAATTAAGAGAAATTGAAGAAAAATATTTTGTAAATAAAACAGAAGATTTAAATAAATATCTGGAAGAACAAAAAAATAAAATTATTGATGATATGACAGCATATATTAGTGATCGAAAACCACCAAGATATAATGATGATGGAGAAATTATAGGATATTATCCTTTCCATATGAACTTTATTAGTATTTCTAATTACTTTTTTAAACCAATAGTTCCTTTAGGATCAATAGTTCCAATATATAATGCAGAAAAGTTAGCATTAACATATGATTATTATTGCTGGTTAATTGCTGAAATAAATGATAGAATGGGTGATTATCCACCATCTTTAACAAGCTTTTGTAAATTAGCTGGAATAACAACTTCAACATTAAAGGCATATAGAAAAAGTGAAGATATATATATGCGTAATATAGCAGAAAAGATACTTGAACAAATAGGTGATGATAACTTAACTATGGCTATGATGGGAATTGCTAGTGAAAAAACTACTATATTTAAAGTTAAATCACAAAACGAAATAACAGAGACACCAGTTCCAAATATTAATATAAATCTTAATGAAAATGTTGATATTACTGCTATTAATAAAAAACTAGACAAATATCGTATGTTAGCAGAAAAGAAAGAAAAATATGGAAACAAATAATAAAGAGATTTTAGCATTTATTAATAAATATCTAACTATCTTAACTAATAATTTTAGATATTTGAGAGAAACAAAAGGATATAAACCTATACCTGATAATGAAATAAATGAAATGATTAATCAATTAGGTCAACTTATTAATCAATATCATAAAAATGTATTTTCAAGTGAAATTTTTGATGATGAAGGTAAATTAAAATGGGAATGTAAAAATATAGTAAATATTATAATAATAAAATATATACCATTGCTTGATGTTCTCATAAAAATAGCTAAAGAACCAGAATATTTAATAGATTATGAATCAAAATTAAAAGATGCTCATAGAATGGCTGCTAGAATATCTTTTGAACATTATATGATTTTTAGAGAATGGGACGACCATGATAAGTTTTTTGCTCCTAGATATGAGATAATGCAAGGATATATACACTATCTTCAAGAATTAGAATTAAATCCTGAATTTGAAATGATTGTTTTTAACGCACCATCTGGTTATGGTAAAACCTATCCAGAAAAGATAAGTGAAGCATGGAGTTATGGCATTAATGATACAGGAACTATTTTAGCATTATGTTCTAATGAAGATGTAGTATGTGGTGGATCTAGAACTGTAATTAATGAAATAAAATCAGAGCACTTTGGAGAAGTATTTACACAATTAAAATATAATGAAAATGATAGAAATTTCTTTTTAAAAGAGACAGAAAGTAATTGGAAATTAAAAAATTGTCGTTTACCAAGTTCTTACATAGCTAAAACAATTAATTCTAATGTAGTTGGATCAAGAGCTAGTAAAAGAATCCATCTGGATGATTTATATCAAGATTATAAAGAAGCTATGAACCAAGGGCTTAACGAACATTATTATAATGACTATGAATTAGTATGGAAATCTCGTTTTGTTCAAAACAAGAAACCAAAAATAGTAATTACAGGGACATTATGGTCTAGTGGAGACTTTATAGATAGAGTTATTACAAAATTATCTAATGATTATGAGTTTAAAAAGCATTCTAAATATCCTTATACTTGGGTTAATGAAGAAGGAACAGTTGCAATAATTAAAGTACCAGCATTAAATAAATCTGGTATTTCTACTGTTCCAGATTTAATAACTACCAAAGATGTATTGAAGAAAAAAAATAGTATAGCAGAATATTTATGGGAAACTAATTATCAACAAACTCCAACTAATCCAGAAGCTCTAATATTTAGTTATGATAAAATTAGAACATATGAAAGTATTTCTAAAACTGAATGTGTTGGCACATATGCAGTAATAGATGCTACTAGAAAGAGTGGAAAAGACTTTTTCTCAATGCCAGTATATGTTAAAGTGCCATTTGATGAAATTAATTATGATTATTATTTAAAAGATTGTATTTTTACTAAAAAGGCAACGAAAGATTTATATGAAGAAATATTAGCTAAAATAATTGAACATAATATAGTTAAATTAGTGATAGAAAGTAATGTAGCAGCAGAATTAAAAAAGAATCTAGATGATAGATTATTATCAAAAGGAATTGTCACATGTGAAATTATAGATAAATATGCTGTAGAAAATAAATCTGTACGTATTACTGATAAAAGTTATCAGATCCATCAAAGGTTAGTTCATCCTCAAAAAGGCATGTTTGGTATTAATAGTGATATGGGTAAATTTATGGATAACTTAACAATGTATAATTCTACAATGACAAATGCAAATGATGATGCCCCAGATAGTGAAGCAATGTTTTGTTCAGAAATAATTGAAGGAGGATCATTGCCTCAAATAGCTGTACCAATGCAAAGACTTTTCTAGTTAATAGAAAGTCTTTTTATATCTAATTGATTAACCATAAACCTTGACATTTATTAAAAATTATGTTTCAATTTCATTGGATAGATATATGAAAGTGTGGTGTGGTGATATAAAAACATTTGGTAGAACTACAATCTATGCTAATTATACAGAAGAGCAAATATTATCTGCAAATGATTCACGATTAAAGAAAATAGTTATTGACATCATATCAAACTCTGCATCTATTCACGATTCCAATAATGCCGAAACTATTTATTGGAAAAATTTTCTTTATGGAGATCAAGATATCTACAGAACTAAAATAAAACATACAAGACCAGAAATTAATAATACATCTGTTGAAAACTGGGCATGGGCTTTAGTAGATTTCAAAAAAGCATTCTTGGTTGGTAAACCTATTCAATATGTTCAATTAGATGAATCTAGTGAAGAACTATCTATTCTTAATAGATATTGTAAATATGTTTACAAACAGGCTTTAGATTTAGATGCTTATGGAGATGTTCTGACATGTGGAAGAGCATTTAGATACATTAATAAAAATGCTAAATTTGATCCTGATGAAGATAATTCACCTTTTGAATTATTAAATTGTTTATCAGAAAATACAGAAGTTGTATATTCTAGTAGACTAGGAAACGAACAGTTGCTATCTTATATTGTAACTGATATGGAGTTTATTGATACATCTTTAGATGAACAAGAAACAAAATATTATAAAGAGTATACAGTATATACTAGAACTAAAAGATTAGTAGTTAATAATAAATTTGGTGATTTTACAATAGTAGGTAAAATAGACCCGTTATCATGGAATGAACATATAATTATTGAATATTTTACCAATCCTAAACGTATATCAATGCTTGAATTAGGTAGAGACTTATTTAACGATATAAACTACCTAGAGAGTATGGATAAAGATGATATGGAACAATTCGTTAATGCTATTATGGTATTTACAAATGCTGCCGTAAGTAAAGAGACATTTGATGAAATTAAACAACTTGGAGCTGTTAATATTTCATCTACTGAAAATAAAAAAGCAAGTGTCGAATTACTACAAGCAAGATTAAATGCTACTGATACTCAAACTTATTATAATAGGCTTTTAAATTCATTACATCAAATACTTGGCATACCTATGGCTAGTGATAGCGGTACAGTAACATATGGTGATACTGGTAAGGCAAAGATGACTGGACAAGGTTATACAAGCGCAGGAATAAGAGCCGAAAATGATGAAACAATGTTAGGTAAATGCGACAGATCTGCTCTTAAAGTGATGTTAAAAATTGCTAGAGAAACAGAAAGTTCAGAAATAAAGAGCTTAAAAGTTGCAAATATAGATTTAAAATTTCAGAGAGATATGTCAGACAATTTACTTGTCAAAACCCAAGCATTATTAAATATGTATAGTGCTGATATCCCAAGAGAATTTGCAAATTCAATAGTTAATCTATTTAGTGATCCAACTGCTATAACAAAACAACAAGAATCATTATTTGGAGAGCAAATATCTCAACAATCTGGAAAAAATAGTGCTGCAGAGACAGGATCAAGACCAACTAATGAAAGTAGTCGTTCATCTGCACAAAATACTGCAGAAGATCAAGTTAATACAATTACTAATACTATGCAGAAAGATTTACAAGGGGCTTAACAATTGTCCGTAAACAATTGTAAAAATATATAAACAATCTCCAGAGAATACCACTCTGTAAAAAATGGTTAGTTAGGAGAGTGTAAAAATGGATAGAGAGAGTTTAAGAAAAGCTGGAGTTACAGATGAGGAGACTATTACAAATATACTTAATAGTCATCATGGTAGTGAAGCTGAATTAAAAAAAGCAAGAGAGGAACTTGCAAAAGCAAAAGCAATTACAGAAGAAGCAGAAAAGACTGCAAAAGAAGTTACAGAACAGTTAAATGAGATTAATAAATCAAAATTATCTGATGAAGAACAAATTGCTGCAGATAAAGCTGCTGCTGCAAAAGAACTAGCAGATGCTAGAAAAATTAAAGCAGAAGCTCAAGTAAGAAATGTTTTAGCAGGATTAGAAATTCCAGATAGTATAATTCAAACAATGGTTAGTGATGATGTAGAAAAATCTGCACAATCAGCTAATGATTATAAGACTTATATAGAATCTGTAAAAGAAAATACTACTAAAGCAACTAAAGAATCTTTAGCTAATATTGATGTTAAACCCGATCCAACCAATATTGTTCAAACTAATGAAGCTATGACAAAGGAAGCATTTGCTAAACTTACAATGGCTGAAAAGAAAAAATTTAAAGATGAAAATCTTGAACAATATCGTGAATGGTATCCAACGAATTAATTATTACAAATCGAAATAATTAATGAAAGAAGGAAAAAATTATGACATTTGAAATTGGCAAAACAATTAGTACTGATATTCTATATCATTACGATCAAGAATTGTTTGATAACCAATGGACTACCGAACCAGATCCATATACTCTAGCATTATTAGAGAGTGGTGCAATGGTAGCTGATGCTAAATTAGCTAGAATAATTGCAGGTGGCGGTAATTTTGGTACTTTACCATTCTATAAAGATCTAGAAGGAACTATTTCTAACTATGATGGTGGTACTGATATCTATAAAAATAAAACAAAAGACGGTTCACAAAATTTCGTTGTTTATGGTCGTGCTGTATCATTTGGTGCAGAAGATTTCATCAATGATTTTACTGCCGCAGATCCACTAGCTCATATCTTAAATCGTATTCAAAATTTCTGGGGAAAAGATACTCAAAAAATTGTTTTAGGTATTTTAGATGCAGTTTTAGGAATAACTGGAACTGGAGACTTTGCAGATTGGGAATTGCATAAGAAAGATGTATCATCAAGTACTGCAACTGTTACTGATGCAAATAAATTAACTCCAACAACTTTAAGAGATTTAGCTGTTCAAGCTAATGGAGATAAAGCTGATGGATACGCATTAGCAATCATGCATTCAGCTGTTGCTAATACATTAAGTCAATTTGCAGTATTAGATTACTTCAAATTTAACGATGCTAATGGTCTTGAAAGAGATGTTAAAGTTGCTCGTAGTGGCAATATGTTAGTAATCGTATTCGATGGTGTAACTACTGAAACAGCTACTATTGATTTAGGTAGTGGAGCTACTGCTGAACATTTAGTTTACTCAACTTACTGTTTAGGTAGAGGAGCATTACTATATGCTAGAGCAGGAGTTAATAGACCATCAAGTGTAGAAAGAGATGAACATAAAAACGGTGGTGAAGAATACCTAGTTACACGTAAACGTGAATGTATTCACCCTAACTGGTTTAGCTTCTACATGGAAGACCTTCCAATATCTCCAGAAGATACTGATCTATTTGATAGTGCTAATTGGAGAATTAGGGGTATTCCAAAAAATATCTTTATTGCTAGAATTAAAACAAACGCATAATAGTAGGAGGACGATATTATGTATTTAATCGAGAATGGAATTGCTTATGCAATCCAAAATGATAAAGCTGTAGCAATTGATTTTGATGCTAACAGCAGATTAGTTTATGATGAAAATAATATTATTAATGATATAAATGGGAAACCACAATATACATTTAAAGATATGTTCTCAAAAATGAATTTTGAATATAAAATTAATAAATTAAATGAATCTAATCCAGTTATTAAATCTGATGATAATAGTTCTTCTATTATAAGAGATTTAAATAATAAAATTATAAAATTAGAAGTTGATTTAGAAAATATCACTATTGAAAGAGATGAATTAAAAGCTGAATTAGAAGCTATTAAAGAAACTCCAGAGATAAAAGTAGATTCTGATACAACTAATGATGTTGCATCAACAGATGAGGATATAAATCCTGATGATGTTGATGCTCCTGTTAAAGGTAAGAAAAAGTAATTTATTAGGAGGGATATAATATGACACAATTAGAGATTTTAAAATCTAGGATTCCGTATGATGTAGAAGACTTTGAATTTAGTGATTATACTGAATATGAAGCAGCATTAAATCAATTGCTAGATGATAGTAGATCAATTGCTTTAGCTAATTTATATCCTTTCGAGGATTACTATAATTATATATTACCTAATAAATATCTTAATTGGCAAATACGTTGTGCAGTTGAATTATTTGTTTTAGGAGATAAAGCTGGATATGCCACTTATTCTGAAAATGGAATAGGTTGGTCTAAATTTAGTGATGGTTTATCTAGAATGCTTATGAATGAATTAATTCCTAATGCATCAGCTCCTTTTGATGCTGTCAAACCAGAAATTGAATAGGAGAGTGCATTATGGCTTATTTTAAACCAGTAAGAATAGATATACATAAAAATATCCATAGGTATTTATATATAGCTAGTAAAATAGTTGAATATGATGAGTATGGAGATCCTATAACAAAATATGATGATAATGGTAATGAAATAGTAAAATATGAAGTACCAGAAAGATTCAAATTCAATTATCAACCAATATCTGCTGAAAGTGATTTTAGAGAGTTTGGCGCACTTGCTTCAAGTATGCAAGTAGCAACTATAAGAAACAGGGACAAATACTTGAATAAGTTTAAAGAACTTGATGTTGCATATCTAAATGGAGTTTCTCCATTAGGAGAATTTGAGAATGGTGATAATGGTAATTATCGAATATATGCAATAAGAGATCAAAACGTACTAATCCGAGTTTACTTCATTAAAAGAGTAATCTCTGATAGAAATGGAGAAAACGTATGAAACCAGATAAAGTTAAAATGACTAAAGATGGTATAACAAAAGAATTTCCAAAAAATGAACAATCTATATGGTTAAGTCAAGGTTGGAGATTAATAAATGAAAGCAGAAGAGGTTTTAAACCAGTTGCTGAAAAATATGTAGAGCCATCTAAAGAAATCCCTCCAATGGAAGATGAAAACTTATAACGTATCACTTTCTATTGAAGGTATAAAAGAAATTGAAGATATTTTTGATAAAGCTCAAAAATTAATATCTAATGATAAATTTTATAAACATATAGCTGAAAATTGTAAAAGTCTTTTAGAAGATATTTGTAAGAGAGTAATGGTTACTATAGATGATACTGATTTAGATGCCAGCGCATATATGTCAGGAAATAATCTCGAAATTGAAGGTGACACTATTTATTTATTCAATAATTCAAGAATAGATACTAGTACAAAGAATATGACCCCAGAAAAACGGAAAAATTATCCTTTGCAACTATCTCTAGCAAAAATTGTTGAATATGGTATTGGTATTGTTGGAGCACAAACTGCTGTAGATACTCCAGAAGATTGGCAATATGATGTCAATGATCATGGAGAAGAAGGGTGGTATTACTTTGATAATGCTGGTAATAGATGGTTTACAAAAGGTTTTGAGGGTAGATTAATATTCTTGAGATTAAAATATCAAATTGAAGATAATATCAAAGATTGGATTATAAAATATATGAAAGACAATATATAGACTGGAGTTGGCTTAAATAATGGAAATCGAAGTTGAATTACTAAATAGTTATAGAGAATTTATTAAAAGTAACTCACAATTTAGTTCTGTTGTTAAAATATTGCCAAGAATACCCCAGTCTTTTGTTTCTTTTCCTACTATTGTATTTAAAGAGACTTTGAAAACCGATTTTAGACAAGGAAAAACTGTTGATAAAATCGAACAAATTCATAGATTAACATACATGGTTGAAATTTATTCTAAAGATGTTGAATTAAAGAGAACTAAAAAAGTAACTTCATTACAAGTTATAAGTGAATTGAGAGAATTAACTATAAATTTCTTCAATGAACTTGGATTTAGTCTTGATAATAGTACACGAGGAGAAACCACCGATAAAACAATTGATAGATCTATCTCTGTATTTAGTGCTAGAGTAAACAATTGGAATAAACAAATCGTATAAAATAAAGAAAGAAGGAATAAAAAATGGCAAGAAGACCATATACCGATGTCGGATATTTAACTAAAGATTCGATGTTATGTGTATTAGATCCCGTTGATGGGAAATATAAAATGCTTTTACCAGTAGTTAGTATGCCAGAAACTACTACAGCTCCAGCCGAACAGGCTAAAACTGTATTAACTGATGACAAAATAACAAACGTACAAGGATTACAATCAAGTCCTCAAAAAACTTATGATTACAATTATCATCGTGATAATATTCGTATTCTTAAAGAAAATAAGGGTAAACCATTATCATTCTTGGAAGTAAACCCTGATCGTACTGGTGAAAAATTCAATGGTACAATCGCATATGGTAGACAAGGTGCTGCCGTCGATACTGTATTACAAGGTCAATTCTTTATTACTGTATCAAGTGCTGAACCAGATCCAATTGATGATGTAAGAGATATGATTAAAGAAACTGCTATCATAATGACACCTTTAGCAGAAGTAATTCTAGAATTTCCAGGAGATCCTACATTAATGTTTATTGAATTAAGTGAGGGAGCTTCATTTACAGTTACTTCAACTGCTGTAGGAATTGCTACAGTTGCTAAAGGAGCAGGGGCTTTAGAAAACCAAATTACTATAACTCCAATTGCTGCTGGAAACTGTTTGCTTGAATTTACTATAACAGCTCCAGGAGAAGCAACTTCTGTTAGAACTATGATGGTAACAGTATTATAATTTAAATAGGAGGTAAAAAAATGAACGATAAACAAAAATGCCAAGAAGTTATTGAAATAGATGATAAAGAATACTCTTTATTTCTTAACAGACAGGGTATGATTTCGTTAGAAAAATATTGTGGTAAAAATCTCAATATGCTAACTGAAAAATACAATTTTTTAATAACTGAAAAGGAAGAAAAAATTTCGGATGAAGTTACAGATGATACTAATCCTTTTGATGATATAGATATCAAAATAGAGGATAAAGACGAACAAGTATCAGATGAAATATTAAATAGAACTTACTGGATTCTATTATGGACTAATCATAAATTACCAATCTCAAAAGTTGAAGAATTAATGAAGAGTGCAGTTAAAGAATATGGTGCAGTTCAATTAATTGCTCTAGTCAATCAAATGGTCAGAGATATAACAGAAGATCCGAATCCTATAGGTGATTTAAAAAACTTGAAGGCACTAAAACCGATGAAATAGAAGAAGAATATGATAATTTCACAGACTTCTTCTGGAAAGTGTTATTCCCTAGTGCAATAATGTTCGGTATGTCTAGTGAGGACTTTTGGGAAAACGATCCCAGACTTTACTGGGCATATCGGACTTTTTATTTAAAAAAGATTGAACAAGATGCCAAAATAAAAATTAAAGAGGCTAAATATGAATCGTGGTTGAATGGAATAACGGTTCATAAAGCAATTGTGATATCTTTTAATAAAGAGGCTAAATATCCAAATTTTGAAGAATTTCTTAAAATGTTTGATAAGGAATTAAAAAAGGCAGAAAATTTAGATAAAAAACAATATGAACTTGAAGTCCAGAAAGATTTTAATCATTGGGCAAGATTCAAGTAGAAAGGGAGTGTCTAAATGGCACGAGATACACAAAATGATGTAATTGCAAAGGTTCAGATAGCTGCTGCAGAAAAAGGAAAAGAAATTGAAACAGTCTATAAACAATTAAAACCATTACGACAAGAAGTAGAGAGTTTGTCTAATTCAATCGGATTACTAGGAAAAGCTGCAGGGATTGTTGTATTTGGTATGGCAATTAAAAAAGCAGCTGATTATATGATTAAAGCTAGTAAAGCGCAGTCTGATTATATTATGTCTTTAAATATGATGAACGCAGCTTTTAAAGAAACAAGTGGCTCTGCAAATGATTTTGTGGCTAATTTATCTGATGTAATAGGATTAGATCCAGCACCAATAACTAGACAACTAGGTTTATATAGACAAATGGCTTCTAGTCTATCTCTTGCTAGTAAAGAAGCAGATATATTATCTAAAAACTTAATTCAATTACAATTAGATATGATGTCATTCTATAATGTAGATATGCAAAAGGCATCAAATGCTATAGAAGGGGCTCTTACTGGTCAAACAAAGGCTATAAGGGCATTAACAGGCGCAGATTTAACTAAAGCAACATTGCAGCAGGAGTTATATGCTCTAGGGGTAGATCGTACTGTAAATAGCCTTACAAGAGCTGAAAAGACTATATTAATATATTTAACATTAGAAAGACAAATGTCTAATGCAAATGGAAACATGGCTCAAACTATGAACTCTGTTGCAAATCAGTCTAGACTTCTATTAGATCAGATAACAATGTTAGGTAGACAAATAGGTGCATTCTTTATTCCAATACTTAAAGCAGTATTACCATATTTAAATGCAATTTTAATGACTATAAATGCAATTATAGGGGCAATATTATCTTTGTTAGGAATAGATGTTAAATCAATGGCTAAAGACTTTGGCACATTAGGAGGATCTGTTTCTGGATTGAGTGATGGACTAGCTAATGTAGCAAAGAATGCAAAGAATGCAAAAGATCAATTACGTGGCTGGGATAAATTAAATGTAATAAGAACTCCTCAAGCTCCAACAGGAGGAGCAGTTGGTGGAGTTGGGGGTATTGGAGGATTAGGAAAAGAATTTGAAGATGCCTTAAAAGAATATAATATGCAGTTAGATTTAATGAATAATAAAGCTGCACAAATAAGAGATAAAATTATGAGTTGGTTAGGTTTTTCTAAAGATGCAAACGGAGAATGGAAATTCACAGGAAATTTTTGGAATATATTATTAGATACAGCACTAGCAATTGGAGCCGCATGGGGTGGAATAAATCTAATATTAAAAGGATTGAGTTTTGTTGGCTTAATAGCGGAAGGCACTACCCTAGGTTCAGTTTTAAAAGAAGCTGGCACTTGGATCTGGTATCTAGCTAATGGAGGCAATACTTTAGGAGCTATATTAGGAGCTGGAGGATTATTATTAACAGTATCTCTATTAGCTCAAAAATTTTGGGATATGTCCGACAATATTCATAAAGCAAGTAATATGGTTACTACTTTTAATGGAGCTAGTAAAGAAACTAAAGCACATATGCAGACAGTTCAGGGAGCTATAGACGATTTAAATCAAAGGATTGCTTATTTCTCTTATTCTGGTTTAAAAATGTCAGATGCAGATTTTCAAGATATATTAAAAAGATTACAAACTTTAAAGATTACTTTTAATACCGAATTAGATAATTGGTATGTTGAACAAAAAAGAAAATTAGATGCAGCATATTCTACTCAAGAAGCTAAAGATACAGATGCTTATAGAACTATGTTAGAACAATTAAATAATCATCATAAAGATAAAACTGCTGAATTTGAAGGTTATTATTCACAATATGAGAAAAAATTAAAAGAAGCTTTTAAAAAGGATGGAACTATTAATCAAGAAGCTTATCTTGAATTGTTAGATATTCAATCTAAAATGCAATTTAAAGCTATTGAAAGTTTTGCAGCTAATGCAGATGAAAAAGAAAAAATGTCTAAATTATATAACAACAATGCTCTTGCAATCGAAAATAAACAACAGTTAGATATATTAGCTGCTAGAAAAAAACAATTTGATGAAGAAAAAAAGACTGCTCAAACAGCTTATGATGAACAATTAAAGTATTTAAAGGATCAATTTGGTAAACAATCAACTGAATATAAAACATTTGCAGAAGAGGCAAAAAACACTTTAAAAGCTGCAAACGATAAGAGTTTACAAGATTATAATGACTATTTTAATACTTGGGCAAAAACAAACGATAAATTAGCATTATATACAGATAAAACTACTGGTACAATTAGCAAAGGATATGTAGATTTATTTGGCGGACTAGATGCATCTATTATTGGTATTTCAGCAAGTATTTCTGGGACATTAGATAAAACAATGCAACAAGCTGTTGATAAAGTAACCAAAGCTGGTGGGCAGATGTCTAGTGAACTTAAAAGAGCTCTAGAATTAGAAAAATTTAGTTCTGTTGGTGAAAAATGGGGGACAGATTTAGCAGATGGAATGCAAAAATCTTTAAAGAAAACTAAAATAAAAGCTAACTTTAATCCAGCAACTAGCGGAGGAACATTAGGAACTATTGAATTTAAACGAGAAGGTGGATTTGTAGACCAAGGATCTTTATTTGTAGCTGGTGAAGCTGGTACAGAGTTTATTGGTAATATAGGCGGAAAAACAGCTGTTGCTAATACAGATCAAATGGAAACAGCTATTGCTGCTGGTGTTATGAAAGGTATGCAGGCTGCTGGTGGATCTAATAAGCCAGTTAATGTTAATATAAAAGCAGATGCAGACACAGAAGGTCTAATGACATTTATTAAATATGCATTGGTTAAAGATAATAGACAGTTTGATATGTAGAAAGGTGATAATATGATAAAATATATAGTAGATTATAATAAATATGAAGATTTTATTAGAGTAGGTTGGTTACCAGATGGTTCTGATTTACAAAACTTTCCTACTCCTTCTGCATTTGGTAGAACATTACATGATTTAGATTTAGATGCTTATACTAATTTACAAGGATATACTGAAAGAAATCGTGTAAGAAATAATGTTGAAGATATTGCTTTAGGATTTAATATTGCTAGTGATAATGATTTATCTTATATTTTGGAAAGAATAAATAAAGTTTGGATCTATGTAGAATTAACAGATAAAAGAACCAAACAAAAGAAATTATGCAAAATGTATGCAAGTGATAAAACTTTTGATTGCTGGAAAGCATGGAAAGATGGAAGTAATAATTGGCATACAGAACATATTGACTTTGCATTTTCATTAGTTGAACAATAGGAAGGTGATTTAAATGGCATTCCCAGTATCACAAAGATTTAAAGAT